CCATGTAGTCCATTTTTTTAATATTTTAGCCAGGGGGTATTTATTTTTATATTTTTTAATAGGGTGGGGTATATAGAGAATTGCGGTGAATTGGGAAAATGCTTTTTGGTTTAGGATTTTTGGGGCGAGAGTTTTTGTGGGGTTTTTGTTGCGGAAAGTTTTTGGTGGGCTTGGGGATTTTTGGCGGTTGGGAATTTTTGGGGTTTTTGGGATTTTTGGCACAAAATATGGCAAAAATGCCTCAAAATCGGTTGTTTTTGGCAATAGTTGCAATTGAAACGATATATTAAACATTGAAAATCAATCATTTATGCAGTTAATTAATGTACTTGAGGGCGTTTGTTTTGTCATGGGCCAAGATATTGAGCGCGTAAAGACCAAAGGCCGTTACCGTGAATTAGTTGTTTGCCGTCATTTGTTTTACTATTTGTCCAAATATTACTACGGTGCAACATTGAAACAAATAGGGCAGTTAACCAATACAGATCACACTAGCGTCATTCATGGCATATCTGTAATAAATGACTTATTAAGCATTAAGGATGAAAACATTCAGAATGCTTTGTCATCAATACAAGACTATATCAGCCAGCGTTACATGATAGACAAAAGAATATCAGTATTCGTACCTTATGACGTTAATTTGCCTAAATTGGCCGAATTGCTACAAAATGAATACCGTTGTCGGGTCATTTTATAGATTGATGCTTAACATACATAGCAATGCAATAAAGGGCAAAAGGGAGGTTATTTGGGTTCTCCCAGTCTGCATAGCTTTGAGCAAGTGCCTTGTAGTTCATTTCTAGCCAATTGTAGAGGCTTTCTATCTGTTCCACTAGGTAAGTATTGGTTAATACGCAAAAGGGCCGTAAATGGCCCTAAAATGCGTTTCGGGGCATTACCCCTCGTCAGTTAACCTCCAAAATATTCATAAAGTGAATTGATTTGCATTGCATTTTGGTCAATTTGTGGCTTATTGTTGATTTTGTTAACCCTTTCTTTTGCTTCATTATAATACAAAATGGCTTCTTTTTCAATTAATGGTAATTTAAAAAGATCACAAATAAGGTTTATTTGATCAATTTGACTTAGAGCAAAATCAAAATGATATGTTTTTTTATTTGCTTTGCTTTGTGTTTTTAGTGTTGAAGCTACTTTATCTTTTAATCTTCTTACAATTGCTTGTATATCGTTTTTAAAGTAATCATATCTCATCATGCCAGGAACTGTAAAACTAATTTCAAAAGGTATTTTAAAGCAATAAAAACCTTCTGGAATTACATTTAATGCAATTATCAAATGTTTACGGGTAGTCATTGAGTAGTAATTATCATTGACAAAAATTACTTGTTGACCGTTTGGCGCTTCAACAAATTTTGCTATCTCATAATGTTCGCCGTAACTGTAAAGTGTTTGATCTTTGAAAAACATTGAAGGGCCTTTGCCAGTGTATTGAGTTTGAGTAGCCCACATTTTAGCAAGTTGCAAGTTAGAGTTAAATACTGTTTTCATTTTAAATTGGTTTATTTATTTACAAAAAGGATCTTGTAATTGTCCGAGTATAATACCTGCGCAAATGAGCGCAATGATTAAGTGTAACAGTTGTTTATTAGTTTTCATCTTGTACCTCCTCTCTGATTATGTTTTCGGCTATTTCGTACCAGTTAACATCTGAAATGAATGTCAAAGCATATGAAAGGGTAAAATCACTGCAAGCCTCCATGCTCAAACTTTCTTCAACATATTCCTTCAACATTTTAGAAAGTTCGTAACTATCTTTTTCATACTCAAAAGGGTTATAACAATCGAACCACTCAAGAGCAATTCTCCATGTCGCATAATTTGTCCAGCCGTTGTAAGTTGTGTTTGTCATTGTTTAATAGTTTAAAAAGTTAATGATAAAAATAACTGCATAAAAAGCGGTTGCAATTGCAAGCGGTAAAATGTTTGAGGCGGTTAAATGTTTCATGTTGGTTGGTTTGTTTACACAAATATACTAACATTTTTAACTAAACAAAATATTTTGAATGTTTTTTTTATTAACAAAGTTATTCACATAATGTATAATCGCGTCTAGAATATAGCCAAAAACAATGGTAAATTGTTCAGTATAATGAGGCGAAAAGGGTTTTATATAAAGAAAGGAAAGGAAGGATCAGTGTATATACACTTGTATGTATCTGATTTTCAGCAATATATAAATGATTTAAAGGGTGATGATGGCTGGATCACTCTTCGCTTATTTGAAAGAGAAAGCCCTGACGACAAGGGACACACTCACAATTTAGAGGCCATAAAACAAAATAAACATGCAAATGACTGAACTGGATAACCAGATAAAAATCAATTTGAACGAGCCTAAAATATCTAGCAAACCAGTAAAGCTGAAGAAGAATGGTGAACCATATAAGCCAATGGGAGGACCTCGACCTAACTCTGGTAGGCCTAGAAGAATGGACGAATCACAGATCATTGAAAGGCTTGAACCAATGGCGGAGACTGCATTTAGGGTACTACATGAAAAGGTGGCTCAAGGAGATATGAAAGCAATCCAGATCTACATGCAGTACTTTATTGGACTTCCGACTCAGAAGATCGAAAGCAAGATCGAAGGCCAACTAAACCAAGTACAAATTGAGGTGATTAAACCCAATGTTCAAGCCCTTGAGGACGCGCAAAATTAAAGTCGAGGCGGGCGGCTGGCGAGCGTAGGGATAGGGGTTTTTTTGGCCGTTTCTGTACGTCTCAATGAGGTTTTTTGCGGCCCACTAACGGGGGGAACTTAAAGTTTAAACATTGAATCGGGGGCGGGGGCAAAACAGAAAAATGACAACACCAAAACCATTGTCTAGATAAAAACCACATACACTAATGACCCCACTTTTATACCTACTTTTTCAACCCAAACACTAATACTAAATTTTTAGAAAAACTATAAAACTCGGACTATGGACGCTAAACTTCAGACTAATAAGATCTTTGAAATATTGCAAGACTCAAAAAAGCGCATTACGGTCATGCAAGGAGGTTCTCGTAGTGGTAAGACTTACAATATCCTTATTTGGTTTATTGTAAAGCTACTTCAAGAGAATGGTAAGACATTAACGATAGTGAGGCAATCTCTCCCAAGCATAAAAGGTTCGGTCCTACGCGACTTTGTGGATATACTTTCGAGATTAGGAATTTATTCTGAAGATAATCACAACAAGACAGAGCAAATATACCAGCTTAACGGTAACGTGGTCGAGTTCGTTAGTGCTGATCAACCACAAAAGATTCGAGGTAGGGCCAGAACCTATTTATTTTGCAATGAGGCAAACGAACTTAGTTACGAGGCATGGATGCAATTGATCATGCGTACGGAAGGTAAGATAGTGATTGACTACAACCCATCGGACATCTCCTCATGGATTTACGATGATGTGATTCCAAGAGACGATGCTGATTTTTATATTACTACTTTTAAAGACAATCCTTTCCTACCCAAAGAACTGGTTGACGAATTAGAGCGTTTGAAAGACGCTGACCCCAACTATTGGCAAATCTACGGCCTTGGTGAGCGTGGGCTCTCTCAAGACCTCATTTATACGCATTACCGCACAACCGAGCAAATGCCAGAAGGCGAAACGGTTTATGGCTTAGACTTTGGATTCAATGTACCTAGTGCAATGGTGAAGGTTGTATTTTATGAAAATGCGGCGTATGTACAAGAGTTGATATACGAAACAAAACTTACTACAAATGACTTAGTGGAAAAAATTGTAGCTTTGGGCATAGATAAGTTTGATGAAATTTATTGCGATGCCGCAGAGCCAAAAACAATTGAAGAGTTGGTAAGACAAGGACTAAATGCGAAGCCAGCTAATAAGGATGTACTTGAGGGAATACGTTCCGTTAAGGCTACTCCACTATACATTCATCAAGATTCCGTAAATTTACTAAAGGAGATAAAAAATTACCGTTGGAAAACGGATAGGAATGGTAATAAACTTGATCAACCAGTCAAGTTCAATGACCACATTAGTGATGCTATGAGATATGCAATATTTTCTAAATTAACAATCCCAAGTGTTACTTGGGGAGCAATATAACAACATGGGATTATTTGATATTTTCAAAAAGAAGGGCATCAATCCTTATCCGACCAGTGCAGTACAAATGGTCGGCATCAATAGCTCGGTAATACAAGATTATACTGGAATAGAGTACGTAAACCAAGGCTATCTTGGCAATGCGGATGTTTATTCCATTGTAAGTTTTCTTGCGCGCAAAAGCGCGTCTATTCCTTGGTATGTTTATAAACTAAATCCAGGAGAGAAAGCAAGAACACAACTCATGCGCTATAAGCAACTCGTAAAAGGAGTTTCAAATCGTGGTGCGTTTGAGCAAGCTATCATTGCACGTAAAAACGCATACAGTGAGAACATTGTTCTTGGTACACCACTTGCACGCTTACTTGAGCAACCTAACTCTTATCAATCTCAAGATCAGTTCTTCGAGAATTTATTTGGGTATAGATATTTAAGTGGTGAAGGGAACATTTACGGCAACGATGGTAGAATAGGTGGCACATTCAGTGAGCTTAATATTTTGCCTACTCAATTTCTAGAGATTTATCCCGATCCGAAAGATGTATATGCAATTGCAGGATATAAGTTGCAAATTGGTGCTGGTGTTGATCTACCGAAAGAGCAAGTAATGATGTGGAGAAGCTGGAACCCAGACTTTGATGCAACTCGCAGAACGCATTTACGTGGACTCTCTCCACTTCGTGCTGCGTATAAGACACTTCGCATGAGTAACAACGCTGCTGATGCAAGTGCAACAATGACTGGCAACGGAGGAGCGAAAGGAGCAATCACTCCAAAGCCACTTGGTAACATCGTACCATCATTTACAATTGATCAAGCAAATGATATTAAACGTGCAGTTAATGAGAATCTAAACGGAATAGACAATAAGGGAAGAGTAGCAGTTCTGCAAACTCCTTGGGACTATTTAAACTTTGGACTTTCTAGCGTTGACATGGAGCTGGTAAACACACTCAGAATGAGTATGCACCAGTGGTGTAGAGTGTTTGGCCTTCCGGCAGTGCTTTTCGATGTTGATACATCAAGCTACAACAACTACCAAAACGCAATGCGTGATCTGATAACCAACACAATTATTCCAATGTGTTGTCAGTTGCGTGATGAGTTAAATAAATTTTTGGTCCCTAGATACGGAGAAGATTATTTTATTGACTTCGACATTACGGCACTACCAGAGATGCAGCAAGACATGGAGAGAATGGTTCGTTCACTCCGTGATGCAAACTGGTTGACATTTGATGAGAAGCGTGTAGCAATGAACTATCAAGAGAGAGAAGGAGCATTTGAGTATGCTTACATCAATAGTGGCTTAATTCCTATTGAGCAAGCAGTGATGGACCTAACAATACCACCAAGCGAAGAAGAAGATGACATGGAATCTGGATCAGATAACATCGCAAACTACAGACGAGGAGATAATGAGGATGGTGATGACGAAATATCCCAAGCAGAAGAGCGAGCAGCAATGCGCAGTAGAGAAGAGGATGATGATGTCATTGAGGACAGCATATAAACAAAAGTGCATCGATGAACGCGAAGCAAAGAAGCGAATATTGGGTGAAGTTTGAAAGGATGCGTAGGCAGCT